ATTATATCTATGAAAACCATGCAAATGACAAAGATTTGCAGCGAAGAAATAGTAATGCTATTTCAACAACAACCTTCCATTAAATGGAAGATGCTGAATGCTGTATTAAGTACAGTTTCAGACAGGTCGCTCTATTATATAGAGTACGACCAAAAGAATGACCGTATATCGGTTAATTCCAAATTAATTTTGGAACCCAAGGACATTGTAATCCAATGCTTTGAACCTTGCTCTGTAAATCAGGGCGCAATGGAAACCATTACTGGCATATTAGATCAGGTACCGGCAATCAAAGCAGCATTATCGTCATCTAAATGGCACTTGGCTTCAGGAATTACAGCGATTGTAGCTGGATTATATTCACTCATTCGCCTCTACGATGATCCCATTAATTGGGCTCTTCAATTAACATCAATTGTTTCATCCATTTTTTCAATGATTATATCATTGAATATTCAAAAGAAATTTTCGATTACGAATATAGTGGAGAGTAACCCTCTTACTACAGACGTGATCAAAGCAGCAGTCGAAGGCATTCTGGACATTAAGGTAGAAGAGTCGGTGTCCACGGAAGAAGAAGAAAAATGTTACCATAACTCTCAAGATGCAGCAATTTGGACACGAGCACAAATCGAAGCAGCAAAACTTGTTAATACGTTACGTGAACATACCTCACGAGGATTTACTACAATTGGAGAGGGACCCTTTCTTGGATGTTGTCGTTTATTACCAACGAAATCAACTGACCTAGAGGAAGACCTTTACGAATTCTATGGTCCAGATTGTAATCAAATGTCAATCGATACCATGAGCCCTATCTTTACATCAGTACTCTCATTAATATATGTTCTGGGAACAGCTGCATTAACCGCAACTGGACTCTCGACCACTCGCCAGCTTCTTGATTTTGCACGCTTGAAGAATGAGATGAAGACGTCAATTCGTGATGTCAAGGATTTTATTAAATTCGTGGCTGAAGATCTTCTGGAAATAGCCACATCAACTGAGAAAGCAGCTATGAAAGCACTAAGCGATCAACATGAAGTCAATCATCAATTATTGACATGTCCACTTGTGGATTATGTTCAGTGTCCCACGAAGTTTGCAGAACTCACTGCAGCCGTTAAGACATCCAAATTGCTACTAGAAACGTCAAAGACGAGTCCTGAAACTCGCACCGCAATGACATCACTGATTCAGTTATTGTCTAATTCTGTAACATCATTGAATGAACGTCGAATTAAAGTAGCAGAAAAAATGCGTACAATGAATATAAGACCAGACGTTCATGTGATTCATCTTCATGGGCCTCCAGGAGTGGGCAAGACAAGATTAGTTCAATATATTATTGAGCGCTTAGCGCCCAAATTGGGCTTAAACACTACGCAATATGCCATAAATTTGCCCTATAATGATCACTGGCCTACGTATGGAGCTCAACCATGGGGCATTTATGACGAATTTGGAGCTCGTTCAGACAAAGATCCCATTATTCCACATATGAACGGAATCTGCAGTACCGGCTACTTCTCCATGAATGGAGCTGATCTATCAGAGAAACCTCAGCCATGCCAATTCCGAGTTCTCTTTTTAATCGGTAATACACCTCGTTGGAATCTTCAAAACATCTTAAACGAACAAGCGATTAAAGCCTTTTGGTCACGCATGAATACATATCGCGTAGATTTTCCCGGCTTCTCAGGAAATCGTTATGATTTGTCTAATCGTAAAGAAGACTTTTCACATTTAACTATTAAGAGGGAAAAATACAAAAATGTGGATAATGATTTTCAAGTAAAAGAAAGTCAGTGGATCACTATTGACGATCTTTTGGAAGATGCTGTAGTTAAAGTTCGTGCGAATATGGCGGCATTCCAGACTCAACTCGCAAAAAAGATATCGGATGATAAGCAACAGTCAGTGGATGCAAATCACTATGTTATTCACCTCTCAGGAAGGTCGGGAACGGGAAAGACATACATGCTTAGAAATGAGGTGTGTCATCAGCTTGAGGTCTATACACGCATGAAAACAGTGTGGATAAATTCAGTACAGGGACTTTCAGAACTACAACGACAAAAAGCAATATTTGTACTTGATGATATTATCGTAACAAGCTCTCCAGTAACTACAATTCAACTATATGTGGAGTTTTACAATTCACTTCCGCAGGGATCAATTATCATTATTGTTAACAATATGACATGGACCAAGTCTATGTGGATGGATAAAGTTGGAATTATGCCTGCAATCATGTATTACCATAAGCTTCCCACTGCTTTTGCATCAGTTGAAGCTATAGCTCGACGTATCGGATTGGAAGGTTGGGTCTTTGGACATAATTGGACCTTTTGCCATAGTACAATGTCTCAATTCCGGTTGGAGAGAGGAGAATTTAATCATTGCGGTCAGAAGATTAAGTTACCTCAATGGCTCGAAATGGTCTATCAAGCATATCATGATCACTTATCCGCCGCATTGGATTTTTCTGTGGTCGAAGTAAAGCAAGTTCCTCGAGCTACACCAGAAGATGTAAAAGTATCAAACATTTCCCTCGAAGAATTTTCAATAGCAATTAATCGAGGTGGAATTGGT